TTCGGGTAAAGCAAGACCAGGATTTTCAGCAACTTTTCGTAGTTTTTCTAATTCAACTGCTGCCCCTTCACTACTTCCCATGATAGCAATTAAACCATTTTGCAGTTTTTCCATATCCGCAAAAGATTTTAAAGCCGCCGCACCAACACCAATAATAGGTAATGTCAATGACTGGGTTAAAGTTGAACCAAGATTAGACATATTTTGTCCAAACCTAGTCATAGATTTTTCTACCTTACCTAACTCTTTATCAAGGTTAGTAGTATCAATCCCCAGCTTTAAAAGTAGTTTACCTATTGCCATTATGCTTCTTTATCCCATTTGTCGAATATTGACTTGTCGTTATTTGTCAAACTTCTTTTAGTTTCTTTTTTAGTAGGATTCTCCCATGGAAACTCAATCAAATCTTTTGGCTTTAAACTCTTACCTTTTGCCGTATGGACATTTAGTAAAAGTGTTGTTTGCCATCGTATTCGTTCCCATTCTGTTTGCTCCTGTTGTTCAAAGAAATTGTTATAACCTTGCATAGCCATAACAACATCTCTAAAACTCATTTCATTGTATTGCGAAGGTGGAAATCTTAAAACTCCGAAACAAAAGCGTTCGATATATTCAAGGGTGAGCTCTCCGCCTTCGCCACTACGTTTTTTTGGGTATCATCTTCAGGTGGTGAAATCTCATTTGAAATCATTTCCATTATACGGGCTATGCCACCCATATCAGTATCAACCAAATCGCAAAAAGATTGTAAATCGTATGGACATTTTTCGCCTTTAGCTTTGTACCCTTGTTGAACGCCTGCAAAGGCTAATTCAAGGGCTAAAAGAAGATCTTCGCCAAGGAGGGAAAGGTCACTTAATTTAAGCTTCCTTTCCCTTAAAAATGTACCTAAAACGAACATACCAAATTTAATTGGAATGTCCGCATTAGCTATTTTTATTGTTTTCATTTTAGGTAATTTTTAAATTATGCTTTAGTAGTTTTCACGATTGCACCCGTAACTTCAAATGAAGCTGAATAGCTTACATTCTCTTCCACACCAGCGTTTAAGTCTAATGATGTGCAAATGGCACTCATGGTGTAAACATTATCCCCCACAACGTCGGTGGTAAACTTAATCGTTAATGCAGTACCTGCCACGAGGTCGGTAAATAAATCATCAAACAAATAGTTGGTTGAAGCATCGCCAGGGCCCGCGTATAATGCCTCCGTGGAAAGTGTTCCGGATAACTGTCCTTTCTTTACTTCTCTCCATCCTCCAGCTGCTGAATCTTTTGTAAGAATTTCTCGCATTGCCGCAGATACATTCATTTGGCAGGATGTCGCGTAACCGATAGCAGTACTATCTTTGTATAGTCGCATCAACGTACCATTAATTATGCCAGTAGTTGCCATTTTTATTTATTTTTTTTGTTTAGTAATATTTTCTTCTTCATCGTTTTGGAAATATTTAGCAGGAATAGGAATAGGAATGTAAACAGGCTCTTGTTTTACCTCTTCTTTTTTAGGCATATCTTCCACGACAAAATCCTCATCAAGTAGTTCTGCAATACCATCCTTAATCATTTGTTCCCCATATTCCGAAAGAAATACGCCAGTGTTACCCGGGTGTTTTCCATTCCATTCTTTTAAAAGCCTTAGTTTCATCTTTTCATTTTTATCATAAAATCAATACTGACCCAATAGACAGATAATTCTGCATTAAACACTTGTGAACTTTGTCTAACATATTTTATAGTTTGCACCTCAACACCCTCAACTGTACCAACAAATCTGTCTAATCTATTTCTAATTAAATTAGCTAGGTTTTGAGTAGTGTCGTAGTTTTGGGTATAAACATCAATTTGCAAATCAATTTCTTCTAAATTACTTTGTCCATCTTTAAAGTCAACTGGATTTGAATCAATGATGGAATAAACAATAAATGGATAATCAACATTTTGAGGCGTAATATCAGGATAAATATTAGTACCGATAATGGCAGTAATATTTGAAGCAGTTGACAATCTTGCATAAATTAATTTACCTATCATATCTCCCAGAATTTACGCGGGTACTGTTGTGCCATTCTTAATGCTTCTTGCGACATCTTTTGAATAACAGCCATTGAAGCTGCTCTTTCAGCTTTATTCCTTACTTTTTTAACCCATCCCCTTGTATTTCCATAAACCATGTGCGCGTAGAAGCCATCTGTTTTACCTTCACTTCCTAATGTAGATCCTCTACCCTGTAATTGATACAATGGCCCTATTAAAGAATTACCCCTTTTTAGATTCTTTACGTCTGATATAATTTTAATAGAACGACGTAAATTTCCAGGCATAATATTGTAAACTAAGCCTTCGCCCTTAACGTAATATTTATGTGGCTTTTTTGAAATAGGTACTTGATTTTTATAAGCCGCTAAAGCTATTGGCTCCGCTGCTTTTGCTATTTCTTTTCTTTTGCTTACAGTTACACTAGTCATTAAATTATCTAATTCTACAACAGCCTCAGCGAGGTTATAAATACCAAGTAATACACCTTTTTTATTTACCCTTTTTTGTGTTTGGGCTTGAAGTCTCCTTAAATTTTCTAATCTAGCTTGTTTAATAAACATAATTAAACGGTTGCGTAACTATCAAAATAAAAACCCGTAAAGTCAATAAATCGCTTATCGTGACTTACGGCTAAATTTTTTACTTGATATACTTTGTTGTTAAAAATTACTCTTGATTCCTCGGTGATACTTGAATTATAACGAATGGTAAATTCAATTACATTCTTAACGGTATTTTTACCCTCAATTACTGTTTCATTTGAGCGTGATAGTTTACTATCCACATAAGCCCAAATAGTAGCCGTATTCGTCCATGCTTCGGTGGTAAAACCCGTTAACGTTTTTGTTCGTGTAACATTTTGAAGGATAATCCGATCCCTCATTTTACCAATAACTTCATTTTTATTATACCCAGTCATATTTGTGTCTGTTTAACATTACGTCCGAAGCCGTAGGCATTTTATAAACACTATCAGTCCTATTTTCGTAAATATTCGCTATCATTTTTAATATAGCTATTCTAATATCAGTAGGGCAGCTTGTTGCGCTTGTTCCAAATCCTGAAACATAGGTAATCGTAACATCATTCAATGAAAGATAAGTATCTGGAAAGTCCTGGTCAACTGCCTCACCTATTATGCCTCTGTAAGTATCAACTTCGTATAAATTTTGTGGTAATGTTTGGCTATTCCCATTTTCGTCTAAGTAGGTAATTGAAGTAACACTAATTACTGGGTAAACCAATAATTTAATTACATTTTCGTAATCAGTAGCAACCTTATAAGAAGATGGAAATCTTTCTAATCTTTGTACGATAGTTTTATTTAAAGTGCTAATATTTTGCCTAGCCTCAACCGCTTCTCTTGCACCTTTAATAATAGTAGTGATTAAAGAGTCGTCCGATGAATCCTCAACTTTTAAATAATTTTTGACTTCGGATAAAGTCCATAATTCATTTGTCTGGTCAACGGTTACTCTCCAAGGTTTCATCTCTTAATAGCTTTTTTTGGTTTGGTGCTACTTGTATTTTCAATGATTGTTTTAGCCTCTATTTCTTTTGGCTTATCATTTACTTCAATGGCTATTTCTAGCCTAATCAATTCTTTTGCAGTAATCTCATTTAGCTCTGCCTCATCCCCCTGAAAATATCCAAGAGAATGAGGCGAACCTGAAGGAGACTTTATAAATCTCACTTTCATTTTATGGGTTTTTAGCTACAAAGTAGGCAGTATATCTGGTTGATTGAGTACCAACGCCAGTTAACACTAATCTATATTTAGTACCACCAATTAAAGCATCTTCATTTGATTGCACTAAACCATTTACGTTTAAAGTGTCTAAAGTTGCAACGCTAGTATAATCAGTAGAACTTGCAGCTTGTAATACTGTAGGCAAAATATAAGTAGTGCCAGACAAATTAGTAGCTACAATAGACCAATAACCGCTCCATGGGCTTAATAAGCTAACAGGAATAGTAATAGTGTCTATTTCAGTGTTAGTAATTGTGTCACTTACTGAATAGCTATAAAATGTACTTGATGCATCATCGTAATTTGCATCAAGTGTTTTGCTTCGGTCGTTTTTAAATGCCGTTAATCCAATAGCGGCAAAAACAAACAAACCAATTAAAATATTCTTCATTTTTTTAG